CCTTTTTGTTTTACCTGGATATCAGATAATTGAGCTGTAGTATAAGGACTACTTATTTCATAAGGGCTTCCGCCACTTAATACTTGAGCTTCATTAGTATAAAATCTTATATAGGTATTACCGAGTTCTAAAATATAAGCTATGTCTTGACTAAATTGGAAGCGTAATAATCTGACTGTTGCAGAACTAGATTTTATTTCTGCTATATATTTAGATCCATTACGTCGTCTTATTGGACCATAAGCAGTTACTGTAGCATTAGTTGCAGTTTGTAATGAATGTTGATATTCTGCTGTATCTGCTCTACCATCTAATACTGTAGAAACTTCTCCTGAAGTAAAGGCTGTTTGATTTATTATTTTTTTTGCCATTTATTAAAATCCTCTTATGGCCAATAATAATCATTTATGCTAGTATATCTTACAGACGTTAAATCAGATATTTCTACTTCATCTTTAGAGCCTTGTTGACCATCTATAGCTAAATTAGTTAATATCAATTCCTCATATTCTTTTCTTAATCCTGCAGATAATTCTTTATTTGCGGTTAAAGGATACGCGAGATATGAAGCTAATAAAGTTTCTATAGCCTCAGTTAAAAGTGGGCCATAATCTTCTGTGCTCGCAGGAACTCCTATATATCTTAAAAAAATTTCTGACTCATCTGTAAGTAATTTATCTCCTTCTATTTTATATTCAATAAAAGGGTCCCCACACACATCTAATACTTTCAAACATTTAGGATCTGTTGGTAGTTGATACGCATACGCATAATCATATTCCGGGGGAAATGCAGATTGGGCAAGTTCTGCTCTAAATATGGTAGTTGTCCATGACCCTTGAACCATAGCTCTATAAGATAAATTATCTATTAAAGTATTACAAAGATTTGCAGAGGTAGTTCCATCAGTTAAAGAAACTATAATGGCGGCCCCTAATCTAGTTAATGCCATATTACATATTTGAACTTTAGAAGCCATTATCTATTCCTTCTATACCATGTTTATATTTTTTCTCCACATAATTATGCTGTACCACTAAATGGAGTTGCCGGATTAGATCCCGCAGGAACAGTTAATTGCCCAAACACCATCCATTTATCAGTAGCAATATCTAATATTTCTATAAAATCACCAATCTGCCCGCCTGTTGTAGTACCATTTAATGTAATTAAATCATCTGTGGCGGCTGGACTATATGCCCCTTGAGCTGCTGCATCTTTATCTAATATATTGACGCTACCATAATATCCACAATTATCAGTATCTGCTGTTTTAATTATAGTTCCATTAGTATTAACCTGTCCCATAACAAAACGAAACCTTGCTCCGCTTCCTGTTGCTTCTGGTAAAGTATATGTTGCAGCTGCTGTGCCTGTAATATACATATCCCTACCTTCGTTGGCAGCAACAGTTATACTAGCAGTAGCAGTTAAAGCTACAAGTCTTGCAGATACATCACAAGTTCTGGTTATTTCAGCTCCAGTAGCATTTATTGCCCCTGCTCCATAAGTTAAAATTCCTGTAGCAGGCCAGGTATAATCTTCTCCTGCATCTAATACAACAGCTTTTGATGCTGCTCCTGTACCTAATGTAGTTATATCTAAATAATTAAGTTCCGCAGCAGTAGCTGTAGTAGCAGGAACTGCATTTAATTGTGCTGCTGTTGCTGTAATTAAAGTACCGTCTATTGATAAACGATCAACATTTTGTTCTCTCTTTAATGCCATTGTAAATCCCCTTTATAGATTAGCCCCGATATCTTTTCCGACAAGAAATATACCAGGGCTAAACAAAGTTTTATATATATTCTACTGAAACCACTATATCCCCAGCTTGAGCTGTTGCTGCTTGAGTAGTTACTGTTACACCAATATAGAATAATCCACCTGGATCTGCGGATAACCCGCCTATTTCCCAAGCCTCTTGGTCTGCTGTTGTTATATTTGCGGCTTCAAATCTTAAAGAAGTCCAAGTAGTAACTGCTGCTTGAAAGGTTGCTACCGCAGATGCAAAACAATCGGCATCTACTACTATGCCTGAAGTTTTACCTTCTAAAAGTTGGTTTCCTCCGATTCCTGAATAATATAATCCAATATCTACCGCTAATGCTGGAGACCCGCCAGAATCTAAATCATCACATAAAAACAAAACATCTTTAATAACAGCATTAGAAGGGATTGGACAAAATAACATTTTATCCCCAACCTCATCTAAAGATGTAGTTAGAATTGCATCTTGGTCAACTATCGTTTTTAATACACCAGCTTTACGGTCTAATGCAGTAATAGGATTAGCTTCAATATTAGTTACTGCTTCTGATTTAACTGTACTTGCAGTCATTATTTATCTCCTTAATTAAATTCTTTATTGATATAAAATATCTACTACTGATTCTTCTTCCATACGAACTGCACCAAACATCATATAGGAAGCAATTACCATCAAGAAGTTTTTCGTTACATCTTCCCCTGTTTTTACTTCTATATCTTTACTCAAAGCTACTCTCATTGTATCTTCACTGAAAAGTACGCATCTAAATACTGAACCAGAAGTTTGGTCTGGAATACGTTGTGTTCTTATGATATTTACTCCACGAAACATTGGGAGTTTTCCGTCTGATAAAGCTTTGGTATTTTGAAAATCGAAACTTACGATATCGTCTTCTCCAAATAATGCTTTTATAGCACTTGCCCCAGCAGCTAAATATAATCTAATACCATCAACATCTACATCATTAGCTTCTAATAAACGTAATCCCTCATTTAATTTAGCAACACTGAATGCTGTAGAACCATGAGCTATTTGTTGGTTTGAATCAAAAGCTTGTGATCCTGTTCCTGTTTGTCCTGTTGCTGCTGTTCCAAGCATTGCTGTTAAAATTACATCATCTAAATTTCTTCCGTGTGCTCTTGCTAATTTTTGAGCATAATCACTAGAAGGATCTATAAGCATCTTTAATTTATCCATATCATCTAGATAAGTAGTTGCCTCATATCTATCTACAGTAGCCATACGTCTACTATGAGACGGATCTTGAAGGTTGGTTTCTTGTGCACGAGATACAATCTTCGTAGCAGTAAAAGAACCAAGTCTATCAAAGAAATGTTTTTCGCCTTTTGCAGTTTCTATTTTCATTGCGGGACGAAGTTTTGAACCTTTTTGCTCTAATAAACTAAATAAGTTGTCTGAAAATTGACTAATAAATGCTGAACTAATGGTCGCAGTCATTTTATTCTCCTTAAGAATTAATAATTTATTGTTTTTTTTCGAGCGACTTGTCCAAAACTGGGGTCACTGCTCTTCCATATAAGTTTATGGATGAAACAGCTTATATAACGGGGGTAGCCAACCTTATCCGAACTTTAGAAATACTAAAGTTATAGTATTTATATAGTATATAAGGTAGATAAATACAAATATTTTTATTAACTATTAGCTATAGAATATAACTCTGACATTTCAGCTACAGCTTTTGCATGTCCAGGATCTAAACTATCAGAATATGCTCTCATAAAGCCTCTGTCTTTACGCTTTTCTAAAATTTTTTGTTTTGCAAATTCTGGGGTTATACCAAAATCTATGCCGGACATGCCCTCATGTCCTTTTTCTTTATATGTCTCAGCTAATTCAGAAAGCATGTGTAATAAAGCTGGGTTATTTCCTGAAGATCCCATTACTAATTTTTTTACATCCTCACCAAATTTATCTCCATATATTTTAGCTACTTGTTTAGCTGCCTTTAATCTATTATCATAGTCTTGTCCCCAAAGTTTTCTTAAGGATTCTTCAGCTTTTGTTTTTTCTTCGGTTTCTTTTTTATTATTTTCTTCTATGACGGTTAATTGTTTTTCAATTAAAATTTTAGTTTGGTCATTAGACAGTCCTAAATCAAATGCGACTTTCTTAAAAGTATCTATATCAGCTTTAAATTTTATTTTGAAATTATCAGGAAGTATTTTATCTATATCATATTTATCTGCTGATTCTGGTCTGCCTAATTTAGTATATAAATCTTTATCGTCTCTTAAAATGACTCCATCAATATCTTTTAATTTATTAAAAAAATCCTGTTTGGCTTCTGGTGATGCGTCTTTAGAAGGAATTCTAAGAGATCCTCCAACCATTTTTTGTAGTTCTAAATAACTTTTAGCTAAAGAAGTAACATCTTTAAAATCTTTAATATTTCCTTGTGTCCTTATTTGTTCATCTATTAAAGATAAAAAATCTACATTAGTAGCAGCTTAAATTTCAGATGTTGTATTTTCTGCAATTACTTGTTCCGGGGAAGACATAATTGTTTCATCTGACATAATATTCATTCCTCCATTAATGGTTGTATTACTTCATATTTATTTTTTGCTTCAAATATTAAAGATTGTATCAATTCTTTTTGTCCTAATTTATACATTGTGATATTAGTATCAGAATTAAAAGCATTAGGTTCTACATAATATTTTTCTAAAGTATCTATTACAAGTTTGCCTTGAGGTGTTAAATAAATCTCATTTAAAGATTTACGAAATTTTTCATAATCAAGTGTTTCTATCATATGTTCTATACTTATTGCATTCCTATTCCTTGAACTTTAGAAGCAACATCTGCACCTTTCATAGCCATATCAGCCATCTGCATCTGTTGTTGTTGTTGAGCGCGCACTTGTCTAATAGCTTGGACTTCTTTATCGTTTTGCACAGCAACCTCTGGTACTCCTAATACTTTTGCTGTATGTTTTGCTATTCCATCAGCATTTATCATATCCATTATTTCTGGCTTTAATTGCGCTAACATTGCTAATCCTTGGATCCATTGTTGTATTGTAGAGACATCTTGTATTTGTTGTGCTCTGGCTAATTGATTTACAAATACAATATCTACATTTATTCCTAATTGTTTTAATATAGCAGGAACTTCTGGAAGTTTTCCATTTCTTAATAAGATTTTAAAAGCTCTTACTATTAAAGGGCTTAATAATTCATTATTCATTCTGCTTAGAACAGGACCTAATACTCTTTGCATTTGTTCCGTTCTTTGAGAAACTTCGTATGCTGTCATTTCTCCCGTTTCAGTTCGTGGAGGTAATAATAATTTATCTAAAAAGAATATACTTTTAATTGATGCTTTTAAATCCTCTACACTAAATTGTAAAACATCCATTCTAGACTGAGAAACAAATTCTTTAAGGCCTGTATGATCTTTAACTATAGAAATACCACCAGGGCGTAAATCTAATTTTCCTAAAATATCTCTCTGATTGGCAAAAAGTGGGGGCCTTACATGCATTTCAATAGCCTCTAAACCTCTTTGTTTTAATTTATTCAAGGTTCTAGTATCAGGCAGAGATAAATGCCCCGGCCCCCGTCCATGTATTTCTCCTGGTAATAATGACCATCTTGCTACAAAAACCGGCATTTCATAATAGCCGCCCTCTTCTACTAAATCATGGTGCGTCATATCTATATATAAAGAAGCTATTGGACGATTCTTCGCAGATGTTACACCTAATTTATTAATCTTTATATTTTTAGATTCTCTTGGCCCTATGAAATGTAAGAATGGAAATTCCCTATCAGGATCTTCCATTGAAGCTTTTATTATATCTATATTTACTTTCTTTCCGAATTTCTCTATTATTTGACGGGCTGTAAGAGAGAACTTGCGATATATTGTGTCTACCATTCCTTCTTTATTTTCTGCCCATACTACTTTACCTAAATGTACTGAAGTAAATATGAAATCCCCATTATCATTTTCTTCATGAAATAATACCATATTGGCTAAAGCCACAAAAGATTGATATCCTTTAGCTATTTCTGTGTTGAAATTAGATTCATTTAATGCATTATGTATTAATAAATTTACTTGTTCTAACCATTTAACAGCTTCTGAATCGTTATTTAAATCTTCTTCTTTAAATCTAAGCTTAGACCAAATAGTTGCTGGGTTTGTTAAAGTTCCTTGGAAGGCCGAAGCTAAATCTTGTGCTGCTTGAAGTGCAGTTGAATCAAAAAGACGTCTTGTTGTACGACTTCCTTTAGAATTTATAGTAGAATCTATAACTCCAGTATGAGCATCTTTAAATGCAGAATATTGATTATTCAACATAAATTCAGAAAGTTCTTTCCATAGTTCTTCAACATTACCTCTTTCTAAAGAACTGAATAAACTTTCTCCTCTATATATTATTTTAGATACATCTAACACGTTATTCTCCTAATAAAGAAGTGGCTTTTGTTGTTGGAGAATTAGATACTAATGATATCAAAGCATTTGCTGCTTCTTGAGTTGCTCTTCTTCTTTTATCTGCTCTTAATCTTGCAGCTTCTGTATCTATTACAGGTTCTTGTACAGCAACTTCTGTAGCTTTTGATTCTGTAGGAACTTCTGGTTCTTTTGTTGCTGTAGATACATATTGAGGTGGAGGTGGTGCGGATGCCATTTCTGGTTCATCTTCAAATATACCTCCAAGAACACTACCTACTAGACCTTTACCTCCGCCTTTACCTCCGCCTTTACCTCCGCCTCCGCCCATATCATCTTCCCCCTTTATATTTTTCTGCTAATGCTTTATAAGCTTCGTCATGTATAACCTCATCATAATGATAAGACTTCATGCCTGCCCTTCTTCTATATATATCTTCTAATCTATTTAATATGCAAAATCTAGAACCAAACAACGGTGAATACAATAATGATATTAATGGTAATGCTATATACCAAGGTTCGAAATATATTAAAAAAGGAATAGCTATTGTATTTGTCCAAATTAAAAACCTATGAACAAGAGCTACATATACTGCTCTCCACCAATTTTTATTACTTAATCTAACCTTCCAATTATATGACACGTAATATTATCCCTATTAAACTTGCTATAACTAAGCGTATAGTAGACTTATCTCTTGTAATATATGCAAATTGAATATTAAGAGATATCATAGCTATGTATATAATTGTTAAAATCATGCTAATGGGTCAAACTCCCAATCAACTTTTATATTGTTTAGTCTATAAAAATAATCATTCTCTATATCTTCTGACATAGCTTCTGTGCGTAAAGCGTCTGCACAATGAGAATTTTGATCGTGCACAGGCTCTTGAATAAACACCATTCGCTTTTTGTCAAATCTTTTATGATATAAGTCTAGGTGCTTTAAGGCATCTCTGCAATTTTCCTTATCAAAATGATATCGAGAAAATCTTTTTTTAGTTGTATCTATCCCATGCTGTAAAGGAGATTTGTTCAGAGTAATGACCTCATCTGATAATCCATAATCTCTTAATGTCGATTCAAGAATTCTTGCAGTAGAGTTTCCTGTTTGTATAGATTTATTATCTGCATCATGTGGAACATAATGTGTTTTATACTCATATCCTTTATTTTTAAGTTCCTTAACAAATTCTGTTACGTCCCCTTTTTCCATTTCCCAGTAATCAATAAAAAATATGGCATTACCTGATTTTTGTCTAAACCAAATAGCGCAGCCGTCACGGCCTAGGTCCCAAAAAGTATCTACTGGTTTAGAGTCATCATATGGAAAATTTCCAACCCGGCCTGAATTTCTAGCTTTTTCAATATGATCTAAATAAATAGATCCTTTCATTCCAGAATTAAAAGAACATCCATATTCTCTTTCTACATCTTCATCAGATAAACCTTCTTCTTCTTGTATTTGTTTCATCTGATCTATATTTATTAGTCCAGAATAACCTTCTTCTGTAGGCCAATATGTTTGTAGTAGTGATACAAACCAATTATGAGACGTGTATACGTTATCCCACATATCAGAAAAATGATTTCTTCCGTTAGGGGTACTATTAAATATCGCCCAACCATTAGATTCTCTAATAGCGGGCATCATTATTTTATAAGATTCAGGATCTGAAAAGGCGAATTCTGAAAATACTACACCTTTACAGGCTACTCCTCTAATAGAATCAGGATCTTTATCATATCCTAATACCCTAATAGTAGACCCTGTCATTGTTTCTATAAGCATCTCTTGATTACTAAGCCTAGAAATAAATTCTTTTGGCATATGATTAATTAATTTAAATCCATCTTTATCTATATTTTCCCATAGGGCTTGACGACTCATGGTTTTTGTAGGAAAAATATAAAAATAATTACCTGGATTTTGGGCTGCTTCTTTTAATAAATAACACCAACAACATTTATCTTTCCCTGCGCGTCTATGCCAGCGTAATATTGCTCTACGTTTACGAGTTTCAGGCTTTCCTTGTTGACCATCTAATGCTTTAAACAACTCCAATTGATAACTGCGAGGAGTGAAATTATAGGGTATTTGAATATTCGTTTTAGCCATTAATTAATTCTGGATCTTTACTTGTAGATGTTACTCTATAAGAACCATCAATGTTCCTATCCACTATATTTATAGGTAGTATTGATTGTCTTTTATTTCCAGTTTTAAAAGAACTCGGATTTACTGCATCTTTTCTATTTTTAAATTTAAAGTGAGACGCCGAAATTATTTTAATTAATCTGGCATAACATTTTTTACAAAAAGGAGAATCCTCCTTTATGTTTAGATAATACTCTTCTGTAGTCTTGCAATGCGGGCAATGAAAATCATATATTGGCATATCTAACTTTTCCTTCCGTTGGTAGTATTAATTATACCGTTCGTCTAAAATATATCAAATTAACACTTTGTATCTTGACTTTCTTTTATTTATTCCTCCTATACTTTAAGGGTCCCCCGTTAATGTTCCACACCTTAAAGCGACTGTAAAAATTATCCTTACAGATTAAACATAAAGTTAAACTTTAAAGCATACTTAAACATATATTAGTCCTTAAAGTTATTAAACTATCAAATTATAATAGATATAAAAATAGAATACATTACTATAAATATAAAAGCTCCAAAAGCATCTCTTATATAAAACCACTTATCATCTTCTCTATTAAACATTTAAATCTCCTTAAATTTAATCCTTTGGTCTATACTCTTTAAAATTTTTTAAAACATCTTTATATAAAAGGTTTTTAGGTGGAAGCTTAAAAGCCTTATACAATATATATCCAATAAAAAAACAACAAACAACAATAAAACTTAAAGAAAAAACATTAAAAGTAGACATCTTTATTCCCCTCAATTTTAATCCCACATATAGTATTGTAGTAGTTGTATCAATAACCTTCTAATATAAATACTGCCTAGTTATCTAGCCAAATTCTTTTATTAGAATATATAAGATTTTTGTAGGTGGTTGTCCTATAAATTTTCAACCTGTAGAAAAAACCCGCGGCCCCCCTTCAATAATACCCCTGGGTGCAAAGTAAGTTGCGTTATATAGTAGTTATAGTGATAACATGTACAACTCTTGGGAGATCGCTATAGAGATTATAACTTTGGAGTATATACTGTGAAGCATATATACAATGTAGAATATTATTGTATAGGCACTTATGTAGCATTTTTGATATATCGCGCGTGTATATACGATACGTAAAATGTAAGAAGATAGCTCAATTCACTATTAATTACTCAACTATACCTAAATAGATTGATTTCACTAGTATTCTACTATAAGGTAATTATCTACTTTTAGTTCATTTAACCTCATTTTGATGTATATGCTACGTAAATTGACTCAATTATAAGGCTATAGAGAGGTTATTCGATATGATCCTTTATGATTATATGGGGTGTTTTTCTTATATTTAGTCCATTATAATACAACAACTAACCAAAAACATATAAAAATGGTATATCAAAAAATTATTGAAGTTCTTTTTAGTTTTGGATTAACCATAAATGCTACCTTATTTATCCCACAAGCTATCAGATTATTTAAAACGAAAAACACTGAAGGTTTATCAATATTAACTTTTTTCGGTTTTAATTGCATACAAATTTTAGGAAGTTTATATTGTTATTTTAATAACGACTATTTACCAATGCTCGGATGGGTCGTCAGTTTATGTACTTGTGGATGTATAACGTTATTAATTATATTTTACAGGTATAACACATCTACTTAATCGGAGAGGCTAGGATTCGAACCTAGGAAGAGAAATTCATCTCTTAACAGTCTTCTTCATCACTGTCGCTTTAAACCACTCAGCCACCTCTCCATTGGACTTAAATCTTAATATGGTTAATATTGTATATGCAAATAACTTTATTTAAATATTTTGAATGATATACCAAAACCTTTTGGGGATATAAATAAATTAAAAGAACTATTCTTTGTTTTTATCTCTTTTAATGAAACCCCTAAAGGAAAATTTGAACTATAAATCAGTCTATTAGATCTACATTGATTAAAATTATGAATATTCTTAATCCTTTTATATTCAAAGTTATTAGCATAAACATTAGAAGATAGAAAAAAAGATGAACAACATAATAAAACAATAAATTTAACCTTAATTAACTGCATTCGTTTCAACTCCTACGAAAATAATTAGTAGTTGGCAGTTTAACTTATTAATACCTTTATGTCAATGTTTTTTATATATTATGAATATTTGTTATATCAGTAGATATTCCCATAATTCCAATAACAACCCCTTCTTTATTAATTAAAGGAACTTTATGCGATAAATATATAATTTCTCTACCATCAGATAAAGTATTAACTTCTGTTCTAACTATAGGAATCTTTGTCTCCATAACCTCCTTATCAGTCTTACTAATTTCATCAGCATTATCTTTCCAAGGCATATCATAATCACTCTTACCTAACATATCCTTACTATCTTGAAATCCAGCAGAAATAGCTTGTGCTTTATTGCAAGCTACAAATAAACCATAAATATCTTTCCAATATATATGCCCAGGAAATATAGAAATCAACGTTTCTAATCCTGTTTGTAATTCATCATAAAGGCTAACTTCCAACATTTTACTTATCCTTATTATTTCTTCTAAATTTAACATGTAACCAAAACAACATATCATTGTTTACCAACTTACTATACGTATAATTCATAATATCTATTATTTTCCCCGGATATAATATGAAATCATAATTACATTTTTGCCATACTCCCATAATCACAGCACATTCTTCTAATAAATATTCCAAACAAATATTATATGCTCTATCTAAACCTGTTATTTCAGTTTTTTCTTTATTTCTTCTTAAAAACTCATTAATTGTTATATCCATATTCTTTTTAAATTCTAAATCCTTTTCCCACATACTATTTATTTTTGCTCTATATTGAATATAATCTTTATCTTCTAACCAAGGGTCCCAATAATATAACGTATAAGGAATACTTAAAGACTCTATAAATTTATAATTTCTTTCTACCCACTCTTGTCCAGCCTTTATTGATCTATTATAAGCCTCTTCTATAGATAAATTACCACACTCCTCTAACATAATCGTATGTCTTTGTAAGCTATCATTAACCATAATATTGCATTTTTTAAAGTTCTTATCTATAAAATTCATCATGGCCCATGACTTTTCTCCTTCATGATAAAATTTTCCAATACTAATTAATAAAGCTGCTTCTGAATATTTAAATTTCTCCTTTTTTTCTTCAGGACATTTTAATAAAAAACATTTGAGGCTTTTACTATTATTTATATACATAAATTATTTAATCCTTACTTTTTATAAATCTAAAATAAATTAATATTTAAATCAATAAACTTTATTGTTTGAGTAAATAATTTAATCTTCGGGAAGTGTAACTAACTTTGATTTGGCTTCTATAGGCACAGTAACAGTTGTTGATGGACTGTCTGCATAATAATTAATAACAGCAATCTTTGTTCCTTCTATTCCAGAAACTTCTAGTTTATCCATTCGTTGAAACTTTTTAGATAAAATAGGAGCCATCTTTCCTAAAAGAAATTTCTTAGTATCTATATTTCTTTTTAAAGTAGCCTCCCCTTCTCTCCAATCTATGTCTGGATATAAAATAGATGCCGGTAATGTTCCTATTTTATGTAACTCATCCATTCTTCTCATTAAAAGTACCGTATAAGCTTCATTAAGCTCTGCTTCAAATTCTTTATCTTTTAAAGGGGCTTTATAAATAGTATCTGCTACAGGAACTTTATCTGGAAAAGCCTCCGACAAAGTCAATATATCCATTCCTCCATGCATCTTTTCTAAAATAAAATCTTTTACTTCTCTGGTTAATCTTACTGCTTTTCTTTTACGAGATTTAGATTTTTTTATCATATTTTATAAAACGACCCTATCAAGAAGGGGATATATTTAAATATATAGGTTTATTTGTAACTTATAGGGTCATAATAATTATAGAAGCTAAATAACATTTTTACAAAACCCCTATTATCCGTTATCTACTATACTAATAATAATAACATTTATGGATGAATGGTGTATATAAACAGACTAAAGGTATTAGTTACAAAAGTAAATATTGATTAAATCTTAGTTTGGAAGTAAACTATATACATAATATTTAGTTAAATAAGGAATGTATATGAGCTTTCTACAAGAAACAACCGAAGATAAAACAATAGTTATTTTAGACCAAATAAAAACACTATTAAATTTAGGTTTAAATTGTTCCACTTGTTCAATTAAAGAATCTAACTGGAATACTTATCTTTATTTAATTAATGACTTAATAAAACAATTAGAATATGAAATTTTAGGAGAAATATAATGATAATTTTTAAATATATTGTTTTTGAAGATAATGTTTATTCAGAAATTGAAGAAGAACCAGTAAATAATTATTTTAATGAAGAATATTTAGAATCTGAAGAATTAGAAAGATTCTTAGATACTAGAGAAAGAGTAAACGATTTAAATAGTGAGTATTCAAATGTTTATAAGTAATTCTGATAAAAGATTATATATTTTTTGTGAAGATTTATTAGATTCTAAATATCTAGAGCCCCCTTTACATGAAGAACTTTCTAGATTATTAAACAATTCTACCCTAAAAGAATATTATTATATTGATAAATCTTTATCTAAATCCTTAAATAATATCATTACTCCTAATAATTTGAACTAAACTAAAAACAAGTACTATTTTTATTTTGTAATACAACAAACAATCTTTATATTTTTAATTAGACCATAATGTAGTTTGTTGTTCTTCTTCATGTATAGTAGAATCGACGAAGATTTCAATCTTTTCTACAAGGAGACTTACATGCTTCCTAAAATGTTACTTAAAGAAGCTCAAATTATACTTGGTTTAAAGCCCCACTCTATAACTCAAAAATTAAAAAACCTAAGTCTTCCTTATACAAAAACATCAAAATTAAATTACTTTTCTCATACTGCAGCTAGAATATTATATAAAGATATAGTTGGAATAGATGATATTAAGCCTACTGTAATAGCTATACAAATAGTTAAAGGCGGTACAGGTAAAACTGCATTAACTGTTAATTTAGCTGCTCGTTTATCTATATTGGGATTTAAAGTTTTAATGATTGATTTAGACCAACAAGCTAATCTAACTAGGTATTGTGATATATCTTCTAATGATAAACCCGCAATGATAGATATCATAATAGATAAAGGAATAAAAATCCAAGATTCTATCATAAAAGTAGCAGATGGATTATATGTTATACCAAGCAAGATTGATAATGCATTATTAGACGATACTCTTTTATTGAAGGGACTATCATTAAACTTAGCTCTTAAGAAACCTATTGATGCTATAAAATCTCAATTTGATTTCATATTGATTGATTGCCCTCCTTCTTTAGGTAAAGCTGTAGGAGCTGCAGCACTTGCTTCTGATTTTATTATTGCCCCAGTAACTCCAGATGAACAATGTTTAGCAGGATTACGCCTATTACATAGTGGTTTAGAGGATTTAAAAGAGAGAACGGGTAGTAAAATTAGTATTCCTTATAGGATTGTTTTAAATCAATGCGAAACAAAAACAATAGCTACCACAAAAATGATGGCAGCATTAGATGATAATGAAGATTATAGAAAGAGACTTTTCAAAAACACAATTAAAAAATCACAAGAATTTAAAAATAGATGCGATGAGAAACAATCTGTTTACGATTCTATGTCGTTTTCTGTTGCAAAAGTAGATATAGATTTTTTAACAAAGGAAGTTATAGAATTTACTAAACAAATATGCTTTTAAACTATATTTATACCAAGGAAAATAGGAAAGGAAAATGACAGAAATAAAGAAGTTTATTCGCTCCCCCTTTGGAACAATAGAAGGATATGACGATCTTATTAAAAAATTAAATGGCCAAAGCGATGTTCCAGAAATAAAACAAGAACAAACCAGAGCCAAAGTAGAGTCAAACCAGAGCCAAAGTGAAGTCAAAGTAGAGTCAAACTGGAGTCAAAGTAGAGTCAAAGTAGAGTCACAAAATATAGAAACTAGAGTCAAACTGGAGCCACAACTAGAGTCAAACCAGAGTCAAAGTAGAGCCAAAGCAGAGTCAAAATCATCTTTTTCTGATCTTGTTGGCTTGCAACGTGCTCTTGCCATTTTCATATTTAATGAATGTCAAATAGCCCGTGCAAAAACAACTAAAGGATTGACGCTTGAATATATTAGTTCTGTTTTAAATTCTTCCTCTTTTTGTAGTATAAAAAAAGCATTGCAACGATTAATATCTAAACAGATTATTGAAAGAACTGAATTTAAAAATGGTAGAGGAGGATGGTCAAAATATACTCTGCCAGATCCTATATTCCAAGAGGTCTTACAATACGAAACTGGAGTCAAACTAGAGTCAAAGTGGAGCCAAAGCAGAGTCAAAGTAGAGACACAACCAGAGCCAAACATCCCTGTAGTTAGTAGTAGTTATATTAATACAACTACCAACATCCTTGAGGGTATAGATTTGGACATGTTAGAAGAACTTGGTTTCAATCAGTCACATTTGCGACAAATCGAGAGGGAATACCAACTTCATCCTCAATCTGCATTGACAGCAGAGGACATACAAAATTCAATTTATAATTTTATTTTTGACTTGAAGCACAATAAAGATAAACTCAAGTTTAGGAATGACCCTATAACCGTTCTAATTTCGTTATTAAGACAAGGAAAACCTTATACCAGTGTAACCCCATCAAAATTTAAAACTCCTCGCCAGGAAGCTTTAGATTCATATAGGTTAGCAAAAGAACAAAATGAACAATTAGAGATTAAAACAAGGGAAGAAATAAAAAATAAAGAGTACGATAAATGGCTTAGAGAATTAGAAGACAGAGGAGAGTTGCTTAGTTTATATCCTGAAGAAGACCTCCCTAAAGGAATGCCTCAAATTCCAAAGAAAGCCGCATGGAGAAGAAAAGCCATAGAAGTAGCTAAAGATTATTTCATGGCTGAAATATGGCCGAATAGAAAAAAAGAAATAGAACAAGAAACATCAAATAAAGTGTAGATGCAATTGATTATTAGTTAGTTTTATGATTTAATAGAGTTATATTCCAATTTTTTGGGAGATGTTTTATGACTCTTATAATGATGTATAAAAAAGATAAATCAAGTCTTCCTGTAATAGCTGGAGATAGAGCTGTAACTAGAACTTTACCTTTACCTCTTTTTATAAAAAATAAATTAATGTCTTCTAGTAAATATAAGAGAACTTATTATTATCGTACAGATTCCCCAAAAATTAGTTTAAAAGAAAATATATTAATTGGTGGTGCGGGAGATGGTCCTCTTGTTAGATTTATAGTAAATGAAGATAGAATTAAATTTCCTAAGCCTTATTTAAAAGATGGTTCTTATAATCAATATGTTTCTTTCGTTTTTATAAATGCCATCTTAGACAAGATTGAAGAAGATAAAAACTTTAGACTTAAGTTAGATATAAATCAACTTGATGCCAGCTTTCTTTTTAGTATTGGAACTCAAATTTATTGGTTACATTTAGAATATCCAATACATACTTTGAGCCTAAAAAAATTTAAAAGAAAGGATATAAATATATTATATGAAAATAAAAGTTGCATACTTGTTGAATATATTGATGAACAAGGTTTTTATTCTATAGGATCTTCTAAAGCTGTAGATGAATCTATAAAACATATAAATTCTTTAATAGTACCTTTACGTCATATGTCTGCGGAACAATTATTTGTGGGTGCTTATGAAAATGCTACTAGAGTAACCAAGCATGTTGGATTTGGCTTAGATATTATGCAAGCTTAAATGTACTTACAATTGTTATAAAGTTAGTTTTATGGTTTACTACAATCATACATCAAGAACATTGGAGGTGTATCATGACTTGTGTAATTGCATATAAAGATAAATCTAACCATGTTTGGATGGCTTCAGATAGATGTGTGCGTTTTACCTCATCTAAAGATGAAACAAGAGATGAGTCTCTTAGAGAGAGTAAATGCATATTAAATAATGGAGTATTATTAGGTGGGGCAGGAAATGCTCTTATATGTGATCTTATTAAACATCTATATTTCCCTAAACCTTATTTAAAAAATGGGTCGTATAACCATTATGTTTCTAATAGTTTGATGAGAATCATAATAACTAATGTAGAGAAATGGATACAATATTCTAGATATAATCATGCTTATGATTATGTATATTTTATATTAGCTATCAAGTCTCAACTATATTATTGTCTTATAAATTATAATAGAGATTACTGTATAAAAAATATATTAAAAAATCAGAAAAAAGAGGACTCAAAACTTATATATTTAAGCAAACATTGTAAAGTTTCAGCACATCTTAAAGATGGAAATTTCGCTATCGTTGGTAATATTGATTCTATTACTATCCTTGATATTTTAAAAAAGCATCCTTTATATAGAGCAACTAATGATATTGACGTAGAGCAATTTTTAATTAGCATACTCAAAGATGTGGCAGAAGTGGCAGACGGCTGTAATAGTGATATAGATGTTATAAATAATGATACTTTTTCTTGGTAGGTCATAAATAGCTTCAAGGGGCACAAGAAAAGTTTGTTTGTATCTACTAAGCTAATAATTATTAACCATAAAATTATGTGAGATACAATATGATATCTGAAGTTGTTGGGGTCTTAGGATCTGTAATAGGCGGTTTCTTTAATTTGAAACAAGGACAACAACAAACAATAGAAAAAGCTTTCGATATTATATCTGATGGAAATAAAGCGGACGAAGCAAGAGCAGTAGCGGCAGCCCAAATCATAACTGCTGAGGCTAATTCTGCTTCTTGGTTAGTTAGAAGTTGGAGACCCATTACAGCATTAACGTTCTTGGCAATCTTGGTTGGATATTTTTTTGGGTGGTGGAATCCAGAAGAGCACGTTGATATCCAAGTCGTAAATAGGATTTTTGATATTATGGAATATTCTGTGCTGGGGTATGGAGGAGCTAGATCTTTAGATAAATGGGTGAAAGATCTTACCTCAAATAAAACCATAGTAAAAATAATAGAAAATACAATACGTAAAAAATAATTCTTAATATGTAAATATTTTATTTATGTATATACTGAATAAGTCAAAGGGAATTGATATTAAGAGAATATAAATATGGGCAGCATAGAAATAGTATTTGAGCAAAACACAATTCAATATCTTAGAGATAACATCCATACAGATATCTTTAACGACCTCACTGTGGGGGAAATTATAGATAAACTTATTAGATATGAACAACCTGAAGATGGCTCTTTTAGAGTCGCTAGCTTTCAGATTAAAGATTAATACAAGTATAGTGAGGAAACAATGGCTAAAAATGCAACATATCATTTAACAGAAGAAGCAGAAGTTCTTTTCATGTCTATCAAACTTCCTGCTAAGAATCAATTTAAAAATGACCAAGAGGAATATGCAGTTAAGCTTAAACTTTTAAATGGATCGAAAACAGTGCAGCATCTATTAGAAATAAAGGCAGACTCAAAGGTGGATACTAAAACCAATAGAAAATTAGAGGGTGGTGAGAAGCATGTTTCTTTTAAATCTTACTATCAACCTAAGGTTTGGGATGCTCAAGGAAATAAATTAGAAGGAAATGCTATTCCATTTTTCAGTGGAAATAAAGATAAAGCAAGAGCAATTGTAGCATATGTTGTCACGCCTCACAAAAACGGCAATGGTATGGGTGTATATTTACATGGAGTTAAACTTCTCGAATTAGAGTTGGCGCCGAGAGAAGAATTTAAATCTGTTGATACTATAGCAGAAGAAATAAAACAGTTTTTAAATTAATTTCTAAAAGGGCAAGGACATGCTTAGACGCATAATCAGATTTATTAAATCTCCTTTTGTTAGAAATTGTTTAACAGGGGATTTGATGTTAAATATAAGAGTTTCTTATATACATATAAATAATATTCAAGGATATGTAGCTAAAGATTTGGGGTGTGTAATTAATAGTTGTTATATCTTGGACTCTAAGAAGCTAGAAGATATATTTAATTCATATAAGATTACACATAAACCAAATGCTTTTATTTATAGATTTCGAAACATATTTAATTAATAGCGCCGGTCCTATACCAGAGCCTATATGCCTTTCTTATTACGATGGGAAAACAGATGGCATATTAAAAGGCCCTGATATAGAGAAGTTCTTATCGTATATATTTAATAATAAGCATACCCTTATGGGGGCACATAATGCGGCCTTTGAATTAAATGTCATAACAAAATATTATCCCAAATTAAAATCTTGTTTATATAAAAAACTTAAACACAAACAAATTATATGTACAAAAATCTATGAACAATTGCTAGATTGTACTAGAAAAAAACCTATTGCTAGTTTCGGCCTTGCCTCATTAGTTCTGAAATATTTTAATATTGATATCTCCGAAAATAAAAAGAATAAGAACTCTTGGAGGTATAGATATCACGAGTTAGTAGATATTCCCTTATTAGATTGGCCCGAAGAAGCTATAAAATATTCGAAGGAAGATTCTATATGGGCTTATAAAATATATCTAAAGCAATTAGAAGAAAAGAAAATAGATACTAGCATATCGGTTGCCGCTGATTATTATTTAAATAGAATGGGATTAACAGGTATTAATATAGACCAAGGTAGGATAGTGCAAATAGAGGAGGAATTAAAAGAAAAGATTAAAGATTATGTTAAGCAGCTAGAGGAAGCTTCTATTCTTATTCATGATAAGAAGGGCAGAAAAAGAAATATGAAATATTTTAAGGAAGTTATAAAAGAAAAGCTGCCTAACGCAAGGCATACCTCTAAAGGATCGGTGTCTACTTCGCATGAAGATATGATATATTATTTAACTTTAGTTCCTGAAGACGATCCCTTTCATAATATACTTACTTCCTTTATTGAAGTAATGAAAGCGGAGAAAATCTTAACTGCTTTTGTATCTAGATTAAAGAAAGCAGATCCATATATCCGCACTCAATATAAAGCAGTAGTTAATTCTGATAGAACATCTAGTTTTACTTCAGAAAATTTCCCTTCAGTGAATATACAACAGATGCCAAGGGAGATTAAAGGTCTCACCTGGGATGTAAGAAACTGTTTTATTCCAAGAAAAGGAACAGATATTTTATGACAAATTATAAACTATGTAGCATAGATTATTCTGGATTGGAGTTAGCAAGCGCAGCCTCTCAATTATATAAAATAACTGGGCAACGAGATATGTTAGATATACTTAATCAAGGAGATGAGCCAGTTGATATGCACAGCATGTTAGCATATAGATTTATGAACATGAAAGAAAAAACAAATGAAACATATGAATCTTTTGTTCGGCATAAGAAAGAACCTCTGTATAAAAAATATAGACAACTTGCAAAGCCTATAAACTTAGGCTTCCCAGGAGGAATTGGTTATGATACTATGAGAACTCTTCTTGCCAGGGATGGCATTTATCCCAAATTAAAAGTTCTAAATTCTGCTAAATATGAAGAGCCATTACAGAGAAATACCTCAGTTTTAAGGAAGAAAGGATATCCCATAAGAGTAAGGCAAATAGCCCGGCATAATTTCGAATTAATATATGATGAATTAGTTGCTTTAAAAGACGAGCTATTTAATTTATATCCAGACCTAAAGAACTTTTTAAATGATGGTCATAAACAATTTCTAACTGGTGAATCCAAGCAAATGAAAAATGAGTTTGGAGAATGGGAGACAGAAGAAATGTACAGCTATCAGATAGAAGATTTTGAGAGGAGTTGGTGTACATATACCCAATTATGTAATGGCATATTAATGCAATCTCCTTCAGCAATAGGGGCTAAGCGTGCTGTTATAAAGGTTATGGAAGAGTTTGCAGATACAAATGTTATTATTCCTCAAGCTTTTATTCACGATGAGATTCTATTTGAAATTAAAGAATGTCCTCAGATGTATAGTTTAATACAAGATGTAGCAGAAATAATGCTTATAGAAATGAGCACTATATTAACTGAATCAAGGATAGCATGTGAAGCTGAGCTAATGGATCACTGGAAAAAAAGTGGAGGAGATTGGAGTTGTGTCTATTGGATGGAACCACATACAACAAAAATAAAATTTAAATGATTGTGCTATTACACAAAATATTTCATATAATTATTAAGGCACATCACAAATAATTGACTTAATGCTAGTAGTATGTTACATTACACAGGAAAATAACCATATAAATTAGGAGTTTAAATGGCAACCATACACTCAAAAACCCCAATTATAAAAGGGAATTTTGAAGGGGCAAAAAAATTCGATAGTAATCTTGATTCACAGGAATTAAAAATCAGAAAAGGTCAAGCATATAATTGTGCTATAAATTCTGCTGCAGCATTAGGTAAATTAAACGATACTAAATTTATTTGTAAAGAATTTTTAAGACATTTGCAGTTCGCAAATTTCCTACAGAAAACCAGAGTTGAAGATTTAGTAAATGCTTTAGACAGCCCAGAATTCTTAAGTCTTTTGAATAATGTTGATGAACACTTAAAGTATTTAAAGGAAAGTAATTAATAGCAACAAAGAGGATTATTTAATTATGGCAAAAAAAATTTCAAAACGAGCTAAATTATTAGCAGCTATAGATCTGTTATTTTTACAGAAAGGATTTGATGTTGTTACGATATCTGAAATTGCTTTTTTAGCAAAGGTTCCAATAGGAAATGTTTATTATTATTTTAAAACTAAAAAAGATATGATACAAGAAGTCTTAAAATTAAGACATTCAAATTTAAAATCAGAATTAAATACAATAGAAAAAACTTATAAGCAACCAAAAACACAATTACAATCCTTTATTAATTTGTTTATTGGTTATCCAAAGACTCCTATGTTAGAAGAAATAAATTCTATATACAAAGAAATTCTTGAAATAAAAGAAGAACATATAGATTATCCAAGCTTAGGAAAGTTTATAACTATTTTATTATTAGATATTGAAAAAGAAAACAATAATAACTTACATGAATATTTCCTTCCTATTATTGAAGATGTTTTAGCCTGGTGTAAAATTAAATTTATTGAATTAAATAAAACTGAACAAGAAGCTGAAGTACTTTCAACACAATTTTTTAATGCCTTGCTTGGACCTTGTATTTTTAGTTTAAATAAAAACTTTAATTCTGGTGTGTTATATTATATATCTTTTATTAATAAGTCTTTTGGATTAGAATATTAATGTATTCTTTTTCTAATTTTAATAACCAAGATATTGATTTTCTTTATAGGAAATGTATTAAATGTGGGTCAACTTATCTAGTATATTATTGGGATTATGAATTAGAAACATATATTTATTTAATAAAAGAATGGGAATTATATTGCAGTAAATGTATGGAAAAACATAGTTTAATAACACATTAATTATAAAAAGAAAGCAAGAATGATTACCAGAATCTATAAACAAGTCCTATCGCAATATTATAGTCATCTCTTAATTTAATTTCGGTTTTTGTATCAGGTCTCTCATTTGACTTAGCTCTTAGAAGTCTTAAATTGCTCCAGCCTACTGATCCCCGAACACTTAAGTTTTCTGTAATATTACAATCTGTTCCAAGTTTAATTACAGGAATTAATTTTTTACTTTTAAATGTTCTTGATAATAAATCTACTGGAACATTCCAAACAGCAAGAGGAGGTCCTCCATCAATAACATATAATATATTCTGCGAAGCTCTGAGTTGTGAATAAGATGCACCAACCTGTCCCCATAAATTAACTTTAGATTTTGATTCAATCTCATTTAATCTTACTTTTAATAGTACTTGAAAATGCTCTGTTCGAGCGGAGGTCTGTATGAAAACAACATCGTTAGGATCTATAATAATATGTCCAGGCAAGGGTTCTCCCATAGTAACTTTATTTAATCTTTTTTTTGTGCGCTGGGTCTCATATCCTATTTCCATCCCAAGTCTATCATTAAAATTAGTGCCTATAAAAATCCCATACATATCAGGATGATTGTAATAAACGTTTTTCCCGTAGCCTTCTCTAAAGGAATATGTTCCATGTATGGTTGGAGAAATTACGCTGGCATTAAAGACCATGTACAGGTTATTATTCCGATGTAATGTACATGTATCCCCACATAATGTTGTTGATTTGATGGTATATGCATTAGTATTTTGCGCTAAGAATATGTACATAGCGGCTAACAATGCCTGTGCCCCATTCTTATATTTTAATATAATATTTTTCATCTTCTAATTTCTCCGGTGTATTTGCATTTGTATTTTTATTATAAATGTTGTATAACTTAATAATAAATATGTTATAGTTATATTGTAATTAAAGTTAATTCTGACAATATTTCAAGATAGGCATAGGTTTAACTAACATTAATTAAAATAAGATTAAATGTTCAAAGAATTAAAAGTTAACACAGAGCAAGAATGGTTACAGTTGAGATCTAACGTAATAACCGCAACAGATATGGGAGTTATACTAGGTTTAAACCCTTATGTTTCTGTTGCTAAAATGCTAGAAGAAAAAATAAATACAGAATCTTTAAATAATTCTTATGTGTTTATAGGAAATATATTAGAGTCTGTAGTAGTAAAAGCCACAAATAAAGCTTTAAATAAAGACTTTAAATTGTTCGAAGATGAACAAGGCAAGACCTTCTTTATAGATGAGGATTTAAAATTAGGCGCAACTCCTGATGCTCATGACGATCAATATATTCTAGAATGCAAAAGCACTAAGCCTATTAATTATTTGAAGTGGACTAATTGGCCACCTGCTTATTATCTAATACAATTATATACGCAATTAATATGTACCAATAAAGAGCGTGGATTACTTGCTATTCTTTCTACCAACTTATCACAACATTCATCAGAACTAGAACTTCCTTTAATTATATTTCTACTACAACGAACTACTAAACTAGATGATATGATCTTTACAGAACTAAAAAGATTTTTAGAATCTATTCACACCAATAAACAATTTAAAGTCAATAGAAAACAAACACAAGAATTAGAACTTAGACTACGATTTAATACTAATAAAATATATTAATCTTGTATATACAATTGACTATTAGTTAGTTTTATGGTTTAATATAAGTATAAAATCAATTGGAGGAATTATGAGTAACAAACAAAATGTAGATTTATCTAATTTAGATTTAATGAAACTTGGTTTATTCCAACAATCTTTAAGTTTATATTTAGCAGATAAATCTTTAGAAGAACTTTTAGTACTTAAACCTCATTTCAAACCTTTGGTAGATGAAATGAAATTGTTATCTAACAATTTAAATAAATTATAATAAGAGGAGCGTACTATGAAAAATAAGAAAGAATTTTTTAAATATTTATTTATTATATTGGCTCCTGCAATATTTATTATATTAAGAACTTTATTATGTATGTAAGTTAAATAAAGGAGTGATTATTATGTGGCTTATATATTATTTATTAGAGATAGTGTTTTATTTTGCTTTGTATTGTACAATTATATTCTCCTTTTTTGGGATGTGTATATAAAAATAAACTCCTCGTTTGTATTTTAAGAGTCCATAAGATTAACTTATAGGCTCTTTTTTTATATTCTATACTTTTGGTATGGAAAATAAAAATGATATAAACCCTCTCTACTCTATATTTATTCTTCCTTTTCCTCCTTCTATAAATCATTATTGGACTCTTATCCCTATGGGAAGAAAAGTACGAATGATAATAGGGAAAAGGGGTAAAGACTTTAGACAACAAATACAAAGAACAATAGGTAAAATACAGTGTAATTTCAATAAACTTTCTGTTAAAATAATGGTTTGTCCGCCAGATAAAAGAAGAAGAGATTTGGATAATTTATTAAAGGCAACATTAGATGCTCTTCAACATGCTGGTGTATATAAAGATGATTGTCAAATAGATGATTTACATATATGTAGATCTTCTAAAATAATTTCAGGCGGTAAGTTAATTATTTATATTAAAGAAATATTATAATAAGTTATAAAATATAATATGAATATAAAATTAATATTCATAAAAGAATTAATACAAGAAGCGTATAAATTAGAAACTAATAAAACACCTTTATTAATTATCAATAATAATATAATAAAATATATTATGATAAATCTTTGGTGTATTTCTATAAAAGAAAGATTGTTGTTGTTACAAATAATATGCAAATTAATAAGTATGTATCCTAACAGGATAGAAAATATTACGAAAAATTTATTATGTGACTTTTCTTTTTTCCAAAATGGAACAGATGAATTTTATACATTATACTCCGTAATTAATGATCTATTACATTTAAGGGCTAAATATGAAAATCAGCCAGGATGGGATAAATATTATAAAAAGATTTGAAGGTCTTATGTATAAATCATATTTATGTCCAGGTAAGATATGGTCAATTGGATATGGACATACTGGGGAAGATGTAATTCCTAATATGTATATAACAAAAGAAAAAGCAGAAGAGCTTTTATTAAAAGATTTAGAAAGGTTCGAAGACTGCGTTAACGAAATAGTAGATACATCAAAACTAAACCAGCACCAATTTGATGCATTGGTTTCTCTTGCATATAATATAGGACCAGAAGCTATAAAGAGATCTACTTTAATTAAAGCCTTAAATGCTGGGGAATATAAGAAAGCCGCAAACCATTTCCTTGATTGGAAAATGGCAGGAGGTAAAGTATTAGCAGGCTTAATTCAAAGAAGACTTGCAGAAAAAAAATTATTTCTTTCCTGATTTATGTTTAAAATATTCTACTTGTCTAAGTCTTTTATTAGCTGCTTCTTTAGTAGAATATATTCCAAGATTCTTGCCTTCTTTAGATTTTACTTGCCATTTATTTCCAGTCTTTACTATCATATTAATACCTAATTTTTTTGCATTCTAATATGATACTGCTTATAGTATCTTCAGATACATTAATAGTTACTCCATAAGTTGCTAACATTATATCTCCAGTAAATCCAGAAGACTTAGGATTCTTAATTCCTTCTATAGAAGAAAAATCATAACTTCCTGTTTTACTCAGAGATATACCTTCATCATCAGTGTCGGCATCAAATAATAATTTAATGCTCATATTAGAACATGACCACCATATTCTATTAATAGAAAGCGTAGTAGCTACGCCTCCTATTGTATATTCCGACATGTCAGCAAATTTAGTAGCAGACATATCTGTGGTTCCTCCTGAAGAAATTAATCCCTCCAATAGAACAGTATCGTAATCTTCTGCTAATAATCTAATTGTTAATGTAGGCGCTGCCATATTATTCTCCTATTCTAAATGAGGGCCCAGATAATTTTTTAGACCTAGCAATATCTATAATTTCTTTAGTCCATATTGTAGAAGCTATATTTTGTGCTTCTGGGGGTAATTTTTTTAAAGACTCATATGGTTCAAAAGAAGATCTATGAATAGTAGAACTTATAACATTTCCATTTTCTACTATGTCTATAGTTTTTTCTACAAATATTGTTTTAGTTGCATCTATTTCTATTTTAATTATTTTCTCTATTTTCTCTAACATTGATTATCTCCTATTAAGACGCTGTTCTATATACAAAACTAAAAATCATAACATTACTATTTATATCGTTAGTAATATTAGACCCAGTTAAATACGCATAATTAGTACCGTTGTTATTTAATAAATATAATTTAGTAGTAGAATCCCCTGGTGTTCCTTGAATTATATCAGGTCTAACTGTTGTCCAATTCCAAGAAACAAAAGATCCCACAGTAAAATTATTATCTATAGCATAAGGCAAACCTTTTAAATACACATAAGAACCTCCTGCCCCAGACCAAGAATCAGTCATACATTTTCCAGAAACATAAACCATTCTACCTATTTTCATCCAAATACCCGCGGTAGTTCCATCATAAGTTATAGTTTCATCTCCATCTGATTCATATTCAGGTGTCCAAGTACCAGTAGTAAGAGTATCTCCAGATCCTCCGGCTGCCCAAGTCAATACTCCAGACCCATCTGTCTGTAAAAATTGATTAGCATCCCCATCATTAGCTGGTAATGTTAATGTGTAATCTGCAGATAAAGTTGCTGGAGCTTGGATAGTAACTTTGTTTGTACCATTATCAGTATCCTCAGCAAAATAAAGACTACTTGGACCAGATGCTGAAGCTGATGTATATTCAGTTAATCCACTTGATGGTGTAACCCAAGATAGGTTACCAGAACCGTCGGTTTTTAATACTTGATTTACATCTCCGTCGGTTGTTGGTAGTGTTAAAGTATAATCCCCCGCAAGTGCTGGAACAGTTATAGTTACTTTATTTGTACCATCATCTGTATCTTCATATAAACTTAATGACGCCGCTCCACTAGCAGAAGCTTTAGTATAATTAGCAGCTAAATCTGTTAAGTCTGCATCATAGGCTTGTACCGTAGCCCCTATATCCTGATCTGTTAATAGCGTACCAGTGGCTGCTGGAAGTGTTACAACAAAATCTGAAGCTAAAGTAGCCGGAGCTTGAACAGTAACTTTATTAGTGCCGTTATCTGTATCCTCTGCGAAATAAAGACTGCTAGGGCCAGATGCAGAAGCGGATGTGTATTCTGTTAAACCCGATGATGGAGTTGCCCATGATAAAGTTCCCGACCCATCAGTTTTTAATACTTGGTTAGCATCTCCATCTGTAGTAGGTAAAGTAAGTGTTACGTCAGCTACAAGACTAGCTGGAGCTTGAAGAGTTATTTTATTAGTTCCATTATCTGTGCCTTCTACAAGACTAATATTAGACCCTACAGTAGTAGTTGCTTTAGTATAGTTCACTGCAATATCTGTTAATTTAGCATCATAGGCTTGAACATTAGTGCCTATAGCAAGCCCTAAAGTAGTTCTTTGATCTGATGCAGTAGCATCATCTAAAATAGCTCTTCCTGCTGCAGTTAAATCTATAGCTGCATAAGTATCAGAGGCCGTAGTATAAATCATCTTATCAGCAGCTGTAGTTAATCCCGCAATAGATGCTAATCCTGCGTCATAAGCTTGAACATCAGTTCCAATAACTAATCCTAATGTTGTAGAAGTTATACGATTTGTTGATTGTAATACTTCCTTAGAAGATTCTTTGCTAATATATGTAGCATAAGATTCACCTGAACCTTTACCTGTTTTATATAATAAAAGTTCTCCATCAGAATTTAATAAAGGAAATGGAACATAACATCTTTCAGCATATTCTATTTTGTCAGATCCTTTAGTATATAAAGGATATGGTATTACCGTGAATATATCTAATAAGTCTGTTGTATAGGCTAAGCCAATGTTTTGATTGCCAGGAGTAGCAGAACTTCCTTGAAAATATGCAATATATTTGTTTAAATTTTCATCTTTTATTAAAGATACGGTGTTTAAATAAGTAGAATAAAAAGTATTAGCAACCCTAGGTATAAGGGCAGTATCTCCTCTGCCTTCCCATCTGGTAAAAGCTAGCCCATCAGTAGAATATACTAATATACAATCTTCTGTACTGCCTGAAGTTACTCCTAATAAACCATAAAAAGTATAATCTTTTGGATTTGACCCGGAATTTGTAGCACTAGCATTAAAAAATATAGAAGATATACCATAAGTTCCTCTACGATATCCAACACCAGAAACTCCAGTTAATACTTGACCAACTGTAACTTCAGTGGTGGCCGCATCAGAACTAAATTGATGACATGTTGAAGGGGTAGAAATAGCATGACGCACATCGGACATAAGATAATTTGTAGCACTAGTCCAATACCAAATATGTAAATTAATGCCATCAAATACCATGGCAGAATGAGCAGGAGTATTACTTAGTCCAGTTATTAATTGTTCATTAGTCCACGTTTCTCCGTCATTGGAAAATGCCATAGTTAAAGCAGTGGTACCGCTATTTCCATTCTGGAATATACCTATATATTTATAGAAAGTAGCATTATCAGAACTAAATACAGCAGAAGTATGACTTATAGCATTAAAATAATAAGCTCTAGTAGTTGTAGTTGGAAATACTTTTTTAGGTATACCAAAAAATCCTTCAGTTAAATAATATTTATTTAATATGTCAGAATTAGAAATTGAAGATATTGTTTCCCAACTTGTTACTCCTGCTCCATCCGTTACTAATGCTTGGCCTGAAGTTCCTGTTGTTCCTGGTAATGTTATACTTATATTTGAAGATACAGAATCTGGAATGGTTAATGTTATTTTATTGGTTCCATTATTTGTAGCTTCTAAAAAATCAATATATGCAGCTTCTGTTGCTGTCTCTGCATGTACATTAGTAGCCAAATAATCTAAATCTGAATCGTGTGCTTCTACTGTAACTCCAATATCAGCAGTAGTTAATATTGTTCCAGTAGCAGAAGGTAATGTTAAAACATAATTAGCGGCTAAACTAGCAGGCGCAGTAACAGTTATATAATTGGTGCCATTATCTGTATCTTCTAAAAATCTAATATAACCTGATGCTGCTGGGTTTCCCCCTACAATTATTCCTCCAGAAACTTCTGCAACTTCTGGAGTAAATAAACTAGAAGTGGCTGCAGTATCTAATTCTCCCCCAGATTCTCCTGCTCTTACTTTCCATAATTCTATTATTAATGACCCGACAGTACCTGCAGCCGCATTAATAACTATTCCGTAAGTATCTAATAATATACTTCCAGTAGTTCCACTACCACCTGGATTTTTTATTCCATATATATTCTCAAAATCATAAGATCCATTTCCACTTAAAGTTAAAGCCTTAATCGGAGTATCCGCCTCGAACTTTAATTCTATGTTCATATTCTCTAAAGACCACCAAATTCTATTAATAGATAATGCTACGGCAGCAGGGCCTACAGAATCAGCGTAGTCATCTATATCTGCTAATACATAATTAGTTATCTCAGCGTCTCCACCTTCAGCTATATTAGCTCGAAGTAATACAGTGCGATCATTCTCAGCTAATTTAACAATACTTAATGCTGGTGCAGCCATTTATTTTCTCCTCAATTATCCTTCTAATAATTTTGCTCTAGCAGCCGCTATTACTTCTGGTGTGTGAATTAAAACTGCTATATCTTGTACAAGTTGGTCTTTCCCCGTTGTACTATCTAAGGGGCCAATAGTTTCTCTATGATAACTATAGGCTATTTCTACGCCATCTTCAGTAACGCGATCTTTATATCTAATTTGAATCGCAGTTCCAACTATTTCTATTACATCAATTACTCGTTTTTTACTTAGTGCCATTTGTTTTCTCCTCCAAAATTAGTTCTTGTCCACCCAACTTAAATTTCCACTTCCATCTGTAGATAATACTTGCCCCGAAGTACCGTCAGTAGTAGGTAAAGTATAGGTGGTATTTCCTGCTAAGGCGTCGGGACATTTTAATATTATGTAATTAGTTCCGTTAGTAGTTCCTTCATTAAATTGTAATTGAGAACCTACAGTAGATGTAGCCCCAGTCACTCCTAAAGCGGTACCAAAAAAACTAGATATATCTTGAAAAGCTATTTTCTTTAATGTTCCAGATGTAGATACATCCTGAAACATTATATAATCCCCACCCGCAACACTAGAGTCATACCCCGCATGATTCCAGGCTTGTAAAAACACAGTATCTTGATTTAACCACATTGGCCCATTAATTGCATAATATATGACATATCCTTCCGCCCCATTGTTATATGGCAATCTAAAAGTAGTATTACTGGAAAGCATGCTTGCTTGAGAAGAAGCTATTATATTGTAATAATTATTAGTGCTATTAAAGAAATTTATAGCCCCGTTAGTTGTACTGCCTTTTCCTACATTAATACTCCCATTTCCGCCAAGTAATGCTGCATAACCAGTAAATCCCCCTGCCCCGTCATTTATTTGTATACTATTGGTTTCTCCTCCTGGGGTTATAGTTGAGGGCTCATCCCAACTCATATTTCCTGATCCGTCAGTTTTTAAATATTGATTAGCATCTCCATCTGTTGTTGGTAGTGTAAGAGTAACATCACCCGCTAAACTTGCTGGGGCTTTAATATAAACACCAGAAGTTCCGTTATCTGAATCCTCTTTAAATCTTAAACTTGCTGCTCCACTTGAGCTGGCTGGGGTCCAATTAGCAGCTATATCAGTTAAATCCGCTTGGTCTGTTGCTAATGCTAATAACTCAGCGCTCTGGTCTCCTAATGCTTCTAATTCAGGAGTTAAAGCTATATCAAAATAATCTGTTGGATCTACTAAATCTAAATCTATATCTGGACCAACACGCAATGATCTTGCTACTCCATCTCTTAATGCCTGTACTTCTAGTTTTAATTTATCAAAATCATCTTCCATATTCTCGGCGGGAAGAGCTGAATTCTCGACATAATCTGAATTTTGTAACCAATCAGAATCGAATTCTATAATAACAAGGTCGTTGGTTGTTGGTATATAACCCACATTAAATATAATATTTGCTCCAGATACTTCATACTGTAAATGTTCAGCACATAAAGTGTACACTAGAGTAATTTCGTTTTTTAATGTTACTTTTATATAATCATTATCATTTAAAAAATCAAATGTTATAGGAAAAGTGTCTAGAGACCCATCTCCATTATATACATCTGGTTCATATAAAGTTGCTACAGTCATAATATTTTCATCTCACTTTTATTCATTAGGAAATATTTGATTAAACAAATAAATAACTGGAGGCAAATTACTATAAGGAGCAAATCTTATTGCCGCCTTAATATCTTTATTAGTTATTTCCTCGTCAGTAAGCCCTTGCATTGTTTTAGTGGCTTGTCTAATCATGCCTGCCGTAGGCCCCATAAGCATTCCTTCTACTGTTGAATCTAAAAATCTAGCCCTTTCAGGGTCACTTGCTGCCCTATAAGTATCTAATCCTTTGGTTGCAAGAAGTCCTAAAACACCGCTATTGCTTAATCCAGTCAAAACAAAATCATTATAATCCATTTCCATATCTCTTCCTTGATATTTATTTCTTAATACTTGAACCAATCCTCCCATATGAACTAGTCCTATAGTCCCAATAAGTACATCCATATCTCTTCTTTGAATTCCACTAATTAATACTCTACTAGTAGCAGCGTTCATAAAAGAATTAAATTGAAATAATAATTTTCCTATTGCATTTTCTTGTACCCATAAAGGTTGAGTACCTATTCCGCTTTTAAGTATAGTTGCTTCTACATCAGTATTAACAGCAGATTTAAATATATTAAGAGCTTCTACGTCTTCCCATAAATGAGGATTAATTACATAACTTCCCTTAAGTTTCTGAGTATGTTTGTTTACTTGAGATTCAAGTCTAGAATACATTTTTTTATCTACGCCAATAGAAGCTAATAATTCTATATCTTTTTCAGATTTACTTGTTTTTCTTATTAGTCTAGTTAATCTAGCGGCAGATATTTGACCTGCAATACCAGATCCTAAAGCAGTCCAATCTCCTATAAAAGATGCTTTTGTTAATAATCCAGTTGCCGCTTTAAATGCTACATCTGTTCTAGTTGCTTCTCTTAATACTAATTCTGGGTCTTCCGCTCCATCCATTAATTTAAGAAAAGTATTTTGTTTCATCTCTAATGCCCCAATACAATCATCTAATTGGGACTTTGCAAATTTAGAAGTAGCTAGACTTCGGATCATGGGATACCAGCCTTCACTAACAGTATTCCATACCCCAAATCTAAATACGGGCATCATGATTTCAGACAAAGAAGATATAGTTACACCTCCTAAGAGACGAGTGTAATTATAATCTAATAATCTTGATATTGCTCGATCTCCTTTTCCTGGCTTTCTTAATTGCCCTAAAACAGAACGATACATTTTATTAGCTAAATTTTCTTGTTCTAGAAAATATCTATCTATTTTAGCTAATTCTGCTTTATCAGTAATACCAAGTTTAGCCGCATCGCCATCTGATTTTATATCTCTTAAGACATCTTCTATAGAATTATATTCAAGCTTTTTTAATGATTCTTTAGCTGCTAATAATCTTCCAGAACGCTCCATATAACTATGATATAATCTAAATGAATCATCTATAAGAAATTCTTGAATTTCAGAATCTGGAATTAATAATTGTCTTTCTTTGGTAAATTTCCCTTTAGATATAAAATTCTCCATTAAAGAGCTCATCGCTATTGCTTGGTCTGATTCCCTTCTAATATTTCTTAATGCTTCTGTAGCTATAGTTTCCGCTTCATCATCAGTCAGGGGATTTATTCTTAGAGTATTATCTTTATTATAGATTTTAATCCAGTTAGATACTTTATTTATAAATGATTCTTGTGCTATTGGATCAGCTAATTTATCTTGATCATATGCTCTGGTCATATAATTTCTCATAAATTCTGGGTCTATATCTTTTTCTAAAATTCCAGCCTTTTGAAGTTCTGTAGCTCTTTCATCCATTCTTTTTCTAAGATAAGTAGATATTTTATTGACGCCTGGAATATTATCTACTCGTATATTATCTGTTAAATTTTGAAATGTTCTACGAGAAAATTCTCTAAATGATATTTTATCTGTTCCTCTAGTCGCTTTTAATCCACTTAAAATTCTTCCTTTTCCTGTATATTCAGTATAAGCATTTAATATCTCATCAGAATCTTTAACTAAATTTCTTCTATTTCTAGATATCATAGATTCTGCTTTATCTCCAAGACTTATTCCTTGAGTATGTATTTTTTTAATTAAAGGAGAAGCATAGAAAATATCTCCTAATTTTTGAACTGTTTTAGATTTGCTTAATGCTGCCCTTAATTCTGGAGCTCTTAATTCCTCAGGCCCTGATACTAATTTAACAGTCGTTTCATTTATATGAGCCAAACCTAAATCTAAATTTTTAACTTCAGCCGCACCTATACTTCTGCCTAATTGTTTTTCTGCAGTCTCTAAGCCTACTTCCTCAATAAGATTTGCTGTAGATTTATCTAACGCCAACCTAACTACTGCATTACCGTGCAAAGATACTGCTGCAGTCGGGGATATTAATTCGGTTTCAGGCATTTTTTTAACTGCTTCTTCGACTTCAGATAAATAATCAACTTTGCCAAGAAGACCTTCTTGTTGGGTATCTTTAATAACAAATTGAATATCTTCTCCATCAATAGCTTTTGCTAACAATATATTAGAAGCTTCATATGCGGCAGGCTTAGAGAACGCTGCGACCCCTGCTCCATATATAGTTCCTGCAACAGACATAACTAATAAATTAGTAAAAGATTGTTCTGTAGATCTAGTTTCTGTAGTTTCTTGAAGTATTCCTTCTCTAATTGCAGCCGAGCCCGCTCCTAAGCTAAGTCCCGCAGCTGCGCTTTTAGCAATCCTAACTGAATCAATAGAGTCCTTAGCAATTTTCGCAAAAGGTAGTAATGTTATAGGGTCTACTACCCCGGCGGCTAAAGCTGCTCCTATATGTGTTATAGTAGATGCTTTATTTAATATCTCTTTTTGTTCTAATTCATAATCTATATTGAATGCCTTACGATTAAATTCTTCTTCATTTCTTATATCTATAAAACTATTAGCATATGAAATTAAATCCGGTCTATCCTGCTCAAGTTTATCTATTGGTCTAAAAGTAGGATCGAATACATCACTAGCTTTAGGCCCTATAAATCCTTTAACTATATTAAATATAGGATCTTCCAAAGAATATACCGCTCTAGATGCTTCTAAAAAACCAGTGGTAGGCTCTTGATTAATAGGGCTTTCTTGTTCTGTATTAAGTTTATTAGCGACGTTAGCTATATCATCAATAGTTGAAGCTGATTTAGATATTAATGTGCTTACAGCTTGTTCAGGTATTAATGGCATAATTATTCTTCGTTTATATATTTAGTAATAGGAGAAAATACTTCATTAAGATTTTTCATAAAAGTTGTTTGTCTTCCTCCTCCTGCTCTAAATTCTTCATTAGCTTTTCTGGCTTCTGTTAGTTGTTGTTTCTGTAAAAGTCTTTCTCTTTCTTTGGCTCCTTGTATATAATCAGAATATGCAGGCCCCCATCTTAAGGGTTTCCCTGTATTCTTATCTGTTAAAGGTATTTCAACCAAAGTATCTCCATATTTTTTCTTTGCGGTAATTATCCAAGAAGGAGCAATAATTTGTTTTCCATTCTTTGTTATACCCATCCTTTCACTAGAAAAATCATCTGCTCTCAAAGAAATTGAATCTAAAGATATCCCTTCTGGGAGAACTGCTTTACTATCTTCTAATAACGCTGTTCTAAGTTCTGATACAGGAATATGATTATATATTTTTTCTATAGGCATTCTAGTAAATTGTTTATTTCCTGAAATTTCAGAAACTCCATAATTCTTTTTCATCATCTCTGTTGCATATCCTATTGCTCCATCTTTAGTCCCAGTTTCAGAATATCCTTGTTCGGCAAATTGTTTAAAAACATATTTGGCTTCTTCATCTATTCTATTTCTTCCATACCAATATTCAGCATCTGGTAAATTTGAAGCCGCAGTCTCTTCTAGATTTTTAAGTTTAAAAGCAGATTCCTTTCTAAAAGCATCTAATCTTTCTTTTCTATCTGCATCTTTAACATTTAATACATATTCTCTTGCTTTTATTAAGGCATCTTGTGGAGACATTCCTCCTTTCTCAACCATAAAATTCATCTGTTCAGCAATAGCTAACGACTTGCCGGAAAACCCTTTGTCCAAAGTTACTCCTTGGCGGTCCTTGATATAAGTATATGCGGACAACATATCGGCAGCACTTTGTGGGTTCCCGTGGATAAAGTTAGTTTCTAATTTTTCAGTGAACCTTCCTACGGGAGCTGGAATAATAGAGGCGATTTGAGCTTCTTCTTGTAATGTAACAGGCTGTTTAGTAATATCCGCCCTTTGCTTAACCATAAAGTCGTAGGCTTTATTCAATGTGGAGCTTGACATTTGGTCTACCCCATCGTTATTAATTATCCTATTAAAAGTATCATTTAAATTGGCCTGGTCTCTTTCTTGTTTTTTAACAGAATTAATATACATATTCTTAATAGAGTTAAATTGCTTCTTACTCATTTTTCCTTTAAGTTTAAGAATGTCGTCCCCTCGTATTGCTCCTGCATCCATCAATCTTTTAACATTTTCTGTTAAAGACGCCTGTGCAGTAAGCTTATCTGTTTGTTGCATTAATTGAGCTTTACTATATTCGAGGTCATCCGCTTGGATCTTAGTTCTTAATTGAGTTCTTAAATCCGTATGTAGTTGTGGCGAAATACCTAAAGATTCTGTGGGCTGATTTAATATGTTCCCCGCGTTAATAGGATCGTTTTGTATTTGGTTCTCGATTACTTTTCCTTTAATAGTATCAGAGAAATCCCCGCTCAATTGTTTGAACTGATCTGTAGATATTATTCCCCCAGATAAAGCATTATTTATAGCTTCTAATCCGTGAGATTGATATGTACCTACTTGAGAGGGTTCGTCAGTTGTAGCTTGTGTAATTAAGGCTTCTAATCCTTTATTTAAAGCATCTTCTCCAAATTTTACTTGTTGTCTTAATCCTTTTTTTAGAGCTGATATTTTTTGATTAGATACATATTGTCCAAACTGCGCTCCAAATTCTCTAGCCGTCTCAGGATCAATAATAGTTCCTTGAATTTCTTTTAATATATCATTTCCAAGATTACCTATATCTGTATGTAAATTAGTAAATACCGGGTTTCCATCTTCATCCGTAGTTTGTTTGACTCGTTCATTTTGAGATATTAGAAATTTTTTTGTGGCTTCTGTCATCTTATTTAAAAGCACTGCTGATTGATGTGCTTTCTTAGAAGATTCAAATAATTTTTGGCCTTCCATATCTATAGTATTTGATACTTTTAAAGATTCATTCATTCTTCTGGCAGCCGAATCCTCAATAACTCTAGCTGCTCCTTCCATTGCCCTTCCTGCACCTATTTCTCCTCTTCCAGTTAATTTGGCTGTTTCATAGCTTATTCCAATATTAGGGGTGCTTATATTTTCTTCTGGTCTAGTAATAGTTGCCATTTATCACTCCTGAAATAATTCACTAAACAAGGTGGGAATCATACTGCTAGCAGATCTCTGATATTGCCATGACCTAACAGAAGCCGCATTTTTAGCATTTATTGTCTGTACTTCAGCATTCCATTGAGCAAGTTTCGCATTATAATCTTCTACACTTGCTTGTTCTTCTAATTGAAATTGTTGCATATTTGCATTAAATATTTCAGTTCTTTTTTTATTTTCTGCATCTGTTCTGGTTTGAAGCATTCTATTAGCAAAAGTATTAATAGTTTCATTTCTAATTTGTAAAGCAGAACCTGAAGATAAAGATGCTCCTGAAGCTGCTATTTGAGAAACTTGTGCTCCTAATAATCTTTGAAATTGTCTGCTTTGAGCATCTAAATTTCTTTGGGTGTTTAATCTATCTATATCTAAATTAAAGTTTAAAATTTTAGGAATTAAGGCAGCTTGTTTTCTATATCCTTCTGCAGATAACATAGCACCTTGAGCAGCTACTTGTCCTGAATATCTAATTTGAGATATTTGATTTGCTGTTGCTGATTGTTGAATACTATCCGCTTGGTATATTTGAGATAATCCTGAAAAACTTTGTCCAAAATTATTCCAATCTATACTTCCTAACCCTTCTTCAAATAAATCAGCCATTATTATTCTCCTTTAAATATTCAATTATATTAAAGGTTTTATCTCTTAAATATTTTATATTTTCTAAACACTCTGGACAAAGTAATCCTTTAACGCCCTCATCTGTTTTATCTACTAATAGTCTATTTTTAAAATTAACCATGTGTTGTTTACATATAGAGCAACAATTACTTTGTTTTTCTAGTAGTTTGTTGTAGTCGTCTTTAGTTATTCCGTATGCTAAGTTAAAAGCGTCTGGTCTAATAAACTTTACAGGAGGTTTTTTATTTTTAATCATTATATTATTCCTGAATCTATAGCCCCAGTTATGGATATTAAAGTTAAAGGTAAAGGATCTTCTAATGTAATAGTTATTCTAGAAGTATCACTCCAAGTTAATGGTCCATAATCTACAGAGCCTGTAAATAAAGGTATTTTAACTCCTAACGGATCTGCCGCACTTCTTGCAGGAATATAGGTGGTATTGATTATAGGCTTAACTGATTTATATACTCTAAGTATTGGATTACTCCAACGAACTCTTTGACCCTGCATTGAACCTTGCCCTATATCAAACTCTACGCTTTTAGTAACTAAAGTAGTTCTATAAGTAAGACCTATTGTAACTTCCCCCGCAGCCCAGTCTAAAGTAATTGCTCCTGAAGATACTGTTTCATCTGGATGAGCTGCTCCATCAGTTTTTATTTGTACACTTTTTCCTTCTAAATGACTCAACCCAGATATAGAAGATACTTTCTTAAAGGCTTCTCCTCCAGTTCCATAAGAATTAAAATTAGTTGTATTCAATCCAACCAATTTAAAAGTATGAGTACTTACATTTGATATTTCATAACTAGTATCATTTAAACTTGACATTAAATCTTTTTCTGAATCTAACGATAATTCATATGGGTCAATTAATCCTTTAATTATAACATGGTCTCCATTTGAAAAGCCGTGGCTAGTAGCTGTTACTACTGCAGGATTGGCTTGGGTTATATTAGAAATTGTTTTTGGATTACTAAGAGTTAAATATGAATCAGAAAATCCATCTATATCATCTTCGCCAGACCCAGTAAGAAATACTTCAACATATCTCTTGACGTTTCCGTTTATTGTTCTTTTAACGACGACCCAAACTTGATCTTCACTTTCGCGAGTTATTGTTTGTACAGATTCATAATAACCATCAGTAATATGTTTAGTCCAACCTATTACTCGTTTAGATCTATCATATGTCCCAGATAATAATTCTCCTGTATTGGTGACAGCATATAATATACTATAAGGTTCTTGAGCATATGCTATTTCTTTAATACCATTTACAGCTATATGTTCAGATAAAAAGGTTAAATCTTCTCCTGTATATGAATCAATATTAAAATCATATCTAAATGTCCTAACCTTTGTACCCGCTCCTTGTACAAAAATAATTTCTTCTCCTATTGTCGCAACTTGTTGTTTTCTAGAACCATAATAAGTTCTTGGATAAATTGTAGGTATTACTGAAGAAGTACCAGGAGTTAAAGTAAATTCTCCGCCAGATGTTCCAATTATTAAATCCCTAGATTCCGCCATCCAGTTAATTTGATTTACTTCATTAGAATCTAAATCAACTTCTATGGAATCTTCTGAATCTGGTCCCGTCCCAAACGAAGTATATAACCCTATTTCAGACATCCAGATTGTTTGGTTCTGAGTAGTTGTTCCTCCATATATTAATCTTTGATCAAATAACCCTATAGCTCTAGGATACCCTCTAGTGGCAGTCCAAGTATCTGTTTCTAAAGACCATAAAGCAGTGTTAGTTGTTGTATTTAAGGATTTAAGAACTAAAGCATCAATGCTTGTAGCACTATTAACTGTAATTATTTCTAATACCCCACCATTAGCTTTTATATATTTACCTACATCTGCAGATCTAAATGTATCGCAAGCTAATCCGGCAAATCTTTTTCTTACTATACCTCCTGAACTATATGCTGTATAGCCTGTAGTATTTTCTCCATGTAATTCAAAAGTATAAGTTGATACAGTTCCTACAGTAAATATTTTACTATTTAAGGTTGACATTCCTATAACATCTTCAATAATTATTGAATCTCCAGCCGTATAACCATGTGCTGTAGAAGTAGTAACTACACCAGGATTTGCTTGAGTTATACCAGTTATAGTAAAAGCAGCACCTAAAGTTCCAGATAAAAATTCAGGTCTAATATTAATTATTGATCCAATTGCAGAACCATCAAAAGTAAGTTCAACTACAGGACTTAAATCTATAGTCCAATCCCCACCTGCAATTGCATTAGTATCAGTAAAATTTTCAATAATATCGCATGTTGCTGATGTAGAAGAGGATATTGCTGTAATTACAGCTTTGCCTGTTTCTCCTGAAGAATTATTTACAATTTGTCTTCCTATATCTCCTTTTAAAAATATACTACTAGATGCTGTTAATGTTCTATCTATTCCAGAAGTATGTGAAGGAGTTAAAGTTATAGACCCCCCAGGGGTATATCCTGATTCATAAGAAGGGGCAGGAGAAAAATCTGTAATTTCTAGTGTCCAAGTTAAATCTGAATTTAAAGTTAATGTCCTAGGAGTCACACTAGGATGAACCATAAATATTTGATTGCCTTTTTGTTTTACCTGGATATCAGATAATTGAGCTGTAGTATAAGGACTACTTATTTCATAAGGGCTTCCGCCACTTAATACTTGAGCTTCATTAGTATAAAATCTTATATAGGTATTACCG